CGCTACCTCACATTCCTCAGCTGGGACCAGATCGCGGCCCAGCTGGACTACAGCGTGGACTACATCTACCACCTGCACCGCAAGGCATTGTCGCTTGTTAAGCATTTGCCTGCTTAAAAACAGATACACCAATATCAGCCACAGACTTTGATATCAATATTACATAAACCAATATCCATGCATAAGGTTGTACGGGATTTTGGGTTTGTAGTCATTCTGCCATACTTACCCATTTCGTTATTCCTCACTAGCAACAAGGCTTTCCTTAATCTCGTTAAAAAAGTACGTGTTTCCATATGGCTGTAGCAATCTGCTTGACCACATAGAACCATATTATTTCATTGTGAAGATCCATGCACAGAACCGGGCAGCACCATCTTTTTCCAAGGTGAAATCACCGTTCTCCAATCTCCACTGAGATTCCCAACAACTTTGCCTCGGGGCTCTCATCGGTCAGAGTCAATACAACATTGGGGGTTATGATGGTGTTATAGACTGGATCGCCCAACACCTTTCTTACTTCCTCCAATTGGTTCTGGTTTACAGTGGCTATATATTGGTAGGATGAATCGGAGAACCGCTCAGAAGCGATGGTGAACATCTCAGCCTTCTGTCGCTCATCGATGTCACTAAAGAGCCTGCTATCATGGAATAAAAAGCCAATACTGTGGTTGTGTCCTTTCAGCAGCAACGTCAGATCATAGCAGAAGGTCTTGACGTCATTGATGCCATCCGAGGAGTCTGATTCAATGCTAGCATCGATGGTATATCGCAGCTGGTTATCACCATCATTGTTGATGATGGATAGCCCCGCCACATTCCGAGGATAGAATCGATTGGCGAGCTCTTTAAAGTAATCTCTCAACTTAGAAGTCTCGTTTTCCATCCTGACAAGATACTGTACGGTCTCCTGCTCCGATTCGATGAGTTCCTTCTTCAACTGCCGGCTTTGATCCATGAGGTCCTTTTGAAGCTCTTGGAATTGAATCAACTTCTCGCGTTCAGTCTTCAAGTCGGCGCACGTATTGCTGACCGTAATAAAAACATCAAGTGCGCGATGGCCACCAAGATATTGCATCTTTTGGTCTAACTCTCTCTGAAGGCGCTTTTGCTCCTGCTCTGTAGCTAGTATACGTACTGCGATACCGTTGCGTTGCTCCAAAAGTCGTTTCTGCCTGGTGGTAATGAGCCGATCATTGAAGTCCTGTAGCTCATCCAGTGTTTTGACAAGACGTTCGGAAAAATGAATTCGAACCTCGTTATAGGCGGTGACGAGCTCATCCCTGTGCATCGTCGGCCCGACCTCCAGAGTCTCATCGATACGTGCGATATTACTCTGAAGCAAGACCATCGTATTGTGAAGCTTATCCACCATAGCCTTAAGATGATCGGCATCTTTTTGCACCTCATGATAATCTTCAGCAATTACAAACGAAGAGAGATCCTCTTCGAGTTGCTTGATGCGATCAGCGAGAAACGCGAGTTTCAAAGCAACATCTTTGGCCCCAGTCGAATAATCCCTCAAGAGACCATCCTTCTCGAAGCTCTTGAGCAACGTTTTGATCTTCTCAGTCTCAACTTTGAATCGATATTTCTGTTGGGCCAAAGTGATGTCGAGACCGAGCAAGTGGGCGTTCAAAAGCATCGCTTGATAGTCGGGTTGGTTTTTGATAGGGTGATCATAGGAGATATACGAGCCGCGCTCGGGTCTAATAAAGAACGACAGCAGCGAACGGAATGAGAGGAACTCCGCGTCATCGGGAATGTTGAAGCACAATGCTTCCAATCTCTTGGTGAATGCAGAACAACTCAACGTCTCATCATTGAGAAGTAAGCTCGAACAGTTGTCGACCGAACGCGTGGAGGTATAGCGATCATCTCCGATATAAAAGTCCAGAGAAAACTCCCATCCAGGCAATTTCTCACAAAACGAATGATAACCACGCATGCTTGCTCCCAAGCAGAAGTGGATGATCTTCACCAACAACGACTTTCCTACGCCATTGTAAGTTCTACCTTTCTCAGTACTGCTAGGATCCTTCTGTTTGGCGACGATGAAGCTTAATCCATACGGATTGAAATTGACGGTACGGAAACTCTCCTGGTTGGCACGAACACTTATCAGGCGCATAGCACTACCATCCCATCATTCTCTTCAATGACACCAATCGAATAGAGGAAAACCAACGTCAGCATGAGGCTGTCAAAGCTCTGCTTCGAGGGATAGAGACCTCTCTTATAATCCTGTTGGGATACCTGGTATAGTTCGTCAACGCTCTTTCCTCCTCCAATCTTCTTCAAAAGATAGCTACCATAGCCGAGGAGGGATTTTGAGAATGATATATGTTTTGATGGTAGAATCATCGCTTCCTTTCCTTACCTGGTTCTTCAAAGATATCACAAGTTTCAAAGTATTTGGCCATGATTACCAAGACCGTGTTCTGAAACATCATTTGTTGCCTAGGGCTCAACCGGCTCAATATTGCATAAAATAGCTCATCTCCTGTTGCTCTCTTGCTCTCATCATAATACACATCGTGCAAATGGTCACGAAGTTCTTCCGCAACATAGTCACCATTGTTCTTCAAATACTCATCGAGAGTGCCAACATGTATCATCCCACTATTCAAAAGATCTGCGATTTTTCTTGATAGTCCATTAAACACGATTTTTTCATCCCAATCAGGCACAATGAGACTGGAAGCATCCGATCGTTGAAGAGGTTGAGCCATGATATGACCAATGACTTCACTAAGGATGGAATAATCAAGGAGCCGTATCTTGGATGGATCAGGAAACGGGCCTACTATTGCAAGAATTTCATCATCAGCCAATCCAAAGAGAATATTTTCGAGATCCTTGGCACAGAGAATCTTTGCTTCCTCCAAACCTTTATCCTGTCTAATTCTTTCCATCACCAGGGAAATGTCAGGATGAACGCCCTTGTACTTGTCATTTACTACAAAGTAATATGTCTTTACAGCAGAGAGAGTGTAATGCTCCAACAAGCCTGCAGAATCACCATCAATTTTGTTGATTACTTGCATATATGATTTCTCTAAATCTTCTGGAGCATACACTTGATAGTATATACCTTTCGAGGGAACGCAGCCATCATTTTTTCTATCACCAATATTCCCCCACGGTTTTATTGGACAAAAATCTTTCTCAGCGTATCCCAGCATTTGACTCACTAAATCTTGGAACGCCATGCCGTCTAAGGACAGGATCTTCGACTTGAAGAACATCCGTGCCATCGCTCGTTCTGCGGTATCCATTCTCGCTCCCCCAATGTGAATAAGATTGCATACTTCTATGCACATGACAACTGTTTCCTCAAAGGACTCAGCGTCATCATAAAAGCACAAAAAGTTATTTAGTTTTCTATTTGATTGAATCTTCCTTACCAAAAAGATAAAAAAGCCCGATTGCGAATTAAACACTACCTCTTTTTATCATTACTATAGAATAGCCAAAGGCCAGCATCAACTTGAAATAACCAGTGTCCACATAATCACAAGCAAACAAGCCTTGATAGAACAGTAAGCCACTGCAACCAAAAGTTGAAATGTCAGAAAATAACAGTTGAGCACAGTCGCCCTTCCGTACTACCGTACACTCAGACAAGTCCAATCGAGAGCCCGGGGAAATCCTCCCGGGCTTTTTTCATCCTCATGCCGGTCGACATTGCACCCAAACGTTAAATTGTCAGAAAATAACAGTTGAGCACAGTCGGCCTTCCGTACTACTGTACACTCAGACAGGTCCAATCGAGAGCCCGGGAAAACCTCCCGGGTTTTTTCATGCCCGAAGGAGAGCTCGTGCCGTACAAACCCAAGCGACCGTGCTCCCATCCCGGCTGTCCGAGACTGACCGACGGAAGGTACTGCGAGGAGCACGAGAAACTCGCGGCGAAGACCTACGAACGCCACGGGCGCGATCCTGAGACGAAAAAGCGCTACGGATCATCCTGGAGGAAGACCAGCAGGCGGTTCCTTGATGAGCATCCCTTCTGCGAACTGTGCGGGCGGGAAGGAAGATACACAGAGGCGACCCTCGTCCACCACATCAGGGCCACTAGATATGGTGGTACTGATGACGATGGGAACCTCATGGCACTATGCCAAAGCTGCCATTCGGCCCTGCACGCACGGCAGAAGGACCGATGGAACGTTAAAAGGTAACCATTAGTGGTGTATACCCTAGGGGTAATTGAATCTCCACGCTATATATAGCGTACTACGGGCAAGGGCATTCACGCGTGAAAATTGGAATTCAAACGGGGGATTGACCCCCATAATCAAAGGCGGTGCGGCATGGCGAAGGACGGCAGCGGCCGTGGCGGCGCACGCGTCGGCGCGGGCCGCAAATCCAAGACGCTCTCGGAGAAGATCCACGAGGGCCGCGGCGCGATCGTGATGGAGATCCCCGGGCCGGCCGACCTGGAAGGTTCAGAGATGCCACCGCCCAAGGACTACATGACGGCCGTGCAGAAGAACGGCCAGGCGCTCTGCGCCAGCGAGGTCCACAAGGAGACCTGGGAATGGCTCAAGGCTAGGCGCTGCGAAGGATTGGTGGGCCCGCAGCTCACGCAGCAGTACGCGATGTCGGTGGCCAGGTGGATACAGTGCGAGACGGCGATCAGCGAGTACGGGTTCCTCGCCAAGCACCCGACCACGGGCGCCGCGATCTCGTCTCCGTACGTGGCGATGAGCCGTGAGTACATGAAGCAGGTCAACCAGATCTGGTACCAGATATTCCAGATCGTGAAGGAGAACAGCGCGGGCGCTCACCAGGGGGCGAGCCCGCAGGACGACCTCATGGAACGGCTCCTGAAGGCCCGTCGCAACCCGTAGAAATCAAACAATCAAAGGAAATCAAACATGAAGAGCTACCTCACATCCGAGAGCATCTGCCAGGGACATCCCGACAAACTGTGCGACCACATCGCCGACTCGATCCTCGACGCCTGCCTGACAGTCGACGACCACGCTCGCGTCGCCTGCGAGGTCATGGCCACCAAAGGCAGGATCATCGTCGCCGGGGAGATCACCAGCAGGCTTCGGATCAACGTGCGCGAGACCGTGCGCGCAGCCCTTACCGAGTGCGGCTACGATCCCAAGGAGTTCGCGATCAGCGTGTACCTGCACAACCAGAGCACCGACATCGCGACCGGCGTGGACACCGCGCTTGAGGCCAGGGAATCGGGAAACACCGATGCCGTCCTCGGAGCCGGGGATCAGGGCACGGTGTACGGGTATGCGACCGATGAGACCTCCACCGGTATCCCGCTGCCGCTCGAGCTCTCCCACCGCATCTGCGCCATTTTGGACAAGTGCAGGAAGAACGGGATGATAGCGGGAATCCATAGCGACGGCAAGTCCCAGGTCACCATCGAGTGCGAGGATGGCACACCCACCCGTGTCGCGGCGATCGTCGTCTCGGTCCAGCATGGACCTGACAAGGATATGGACGCCCTCAGAGGCGAGATCATAGAGCATGTGCTCCAGAGCGCCTTCATCCACTTCCCGTTCGATGAACACACCACCATCCTCGTCAACCCTTCGGGGCGCTTCGTCGAGGGTGGCCCCGCGGCCGACACCGGCCTGACCGGCCGGAAGATCATGGTGGACACCTACGGGGGGCTCGCCCTCCACGGAGGCGGCGCCTTCAGCGGGAAGGACCCGACCAAGGTCGACCGGAGCGGAGCCTACATGGCGCGCATGATCGCCAGGAACATCGTGGCGGCCGGCCTGGCAAAGCGGTGCTCGGTGGCCATCTCGTACGCGATCGGCAAGGCCGAGCCCGTGGCGGTGGATGTGAACACCTTCTCGACCGGGAAGGTCGATGACGGAAGGCTCGCCGAGGCCGTGCGAGAGGTGTTCCGCCTCAGGCCCGCCGACATCATCGATTTGCTGGGGCTGCGCATCCCGATGTACAGCCTCACCTCCTGCTACGGCCATTTCGGCAACGCCCTCTTCCTGTGGGAGCGGACCGACGAACGGTATGCGAAGGCGCTTAGAGACGTGCTGGAACTAGAGAGCTGAAAGGAAACACACCATGAGAATACAGAAGATGCGGCTGTCGGAGCTGAATCCGGCGGGATACAACCCGAGAAAGGCGCTTAGGAGCGGGGATCCCGAGTATGAGAAGCTGAAGCGCTCGATGGAGCAGTTCGGCTATGTCGAGCTCATCGTGGTCAACGCCGCGAACGGCAACACCGTCATCTCGGGCCACCAGAGGCTGACGGTCCTGACGGACGATGGGCGTCGCCGAGGAGGACTGCGTCCTCGTCGAGCTGGACGCCGACAAGGAGAAGGCCCTCAACATCGCCATGAACAAGATCAGCGGCGAATGGGACAAGGACAAGCTCGCCTCGATCATCACCGAGCTGCAGGGACAGGACTTCGACATCTCGCTCACGGGCTTCGAGCCCGCAGAGATCGACGACCTGTTCAAGGACTCGCTCGCCGATGGCATCCACGACGACGGCTTCGATGTGGCTGGCGAGCTCGAGAAGCCCGCGACCACCAAGGGCGGGGACGTATGGACGCTCGGAAGGCACCGCCTGGTGTGCGGCGACAGCACCAAGGCCGAGACGTTCTCCCTGTTGATGGCAGGACGCAAGGCGAACCTGGTGGTCACCGACCCGCCGTACAACGTGAACTACGAGGCCCAGGCGGGCAGGATCAAGAACGACAACCTGACCGACGACGCCTTCTATCAGTTCCTTCTCGCATCCTTTACGAACATCGAGGCCCATATGGCCGACGACGCCTCCATCTACGTGTTCCACGCGGATACCGAGGGGCTGAACTTCCGACGTGCCTTCCGCGAGGCGGGCTTCCACCTGTCGGGCACCTGCATCTGGAAGAAGCAGTCGCTGGTGCTCGGACGCTCGCCGTACCAATGGCAGCACGAGCCGGTGCTCTTCGGCTGGAAGCGCAAGGGCCGCCACCAGTGGTACACCGGCCGCAAGGAATCGACCGTCTGGGAGTTCGACAAGCCACATAGGAGCACGGACCATCCGACGATGAAGCCGGTGGCGCTGCTGGCGTACCCGATCATGAACTCCTCGATGACCAACGCCGTGGTGCTCGACCCGTTCGGCGGCAGCGGCAGCACGCTGGTCGCCTGCGAGCAGACCGACCGGATCTGCGCCACCATCGAGCTTGACGAGAAGTACTGCGACGTCATCGTCAGGCGGTATATCGAGCTCGTTGGATCAGCCGATTCCATCAAGGTCCAGCGCGACGGGCTCGAGTACTCCTACGACGAGGTCGTCAAAGAGGGGGCCGGGAATGGATGAGCTGACATTGGCGGGCACCATAGGGGCGTGCCTGTTCGGCTCGGGGGGCGTCGTGCTGTGGCTGCTGAACCGCTATGCAAAAAAGCATGACGAGCGCCACTGCTACCAGAAGGACCTCAAGGACATCAAGCACACCATCAACCTGGTCCAGACGGGCCTGGTCATGGCGCTGGAGAACGACAAGGTCATCTTCAAGTCCCTACGGACCCACGAGATCAACGGGGAGTCCGAGGAGCAGGAGCGCAAGATGGACGACTACTTCCTGTCGCTTTTACGCGCGAAAGGAGAACGCTGATGATACTGACCTGCGTGCTATTGGCATTCGCCGCCTTTCTGGGCCTGGCGATGGAGCTGTACAAGAAGACGATACGGAAGGACAAGGCCGCCGAGGGCGAGATCAAGGTCGTGGCTCTCGGCTGCTCGGCTCTGCTGGCCTACGTGGCCTACCGGGTCGCCCCCGAAGCGACTCCCGCAGGCGACCTGAATCGGACACCGTACCTGGTGGTCCTGTACACGGTCGCGATCTACCTGCTGCAGCTTCCCGCCTGCATGGCGCTTTGGAAACCGCTGGTAAGGCGGTTCATGGAGAAGAGAATCGATGGATGAACTCATGCGGCTGCTGGCGCTCATCATCCTGGGGCTGCTGGGGATCACCAGCTATCAGGCACGCAAGGCCAAGGACCTGAAGCAGGATATCCACAAGGCCCAGGAAACGGCGAATCGGAAAGAGAAGGAATTGGAGAGGATCAATGAGACACAGCAGAAGATCACCACCATCACACAAGAGAAGCCGCCTGAAAAGATCGATCCTCCCGCTGCAAGCGATGCTCCTAGCCGTCTCGCTCGCCTTAACAGGCTGCACGGGTGTGCCAACGGCCCAGGCGACTGATCCGTACCGCCAGGTCCTGGTCTCGATGGCTCCAAAGGTTCCAGCGATCCCGACCTTCCCCACGTTGGACTGGTCATACGAGAACGGCTTGTACTGCCTACCAGAGACGGATGCCGACAAGCTCCTTGACTACGGCGAGAACGCGCTGCCCCTGTTCGCCCACCTTCTGGACCAGTACACGCGCCAGATGCTGCTCATCCTGGAGTCGATGAGCGATCCGTAGGAGAAAAGACTTGCTATCGGGGCGCATATACGCCATCAATGCTTGCTGACAAGGAGACATAGATATGGACGACATGCATGCGCACCGGCTCGAGGTCCTCCGCCGGCAGTATCCACCAGGGGCCGCCGTCGAGCTGATCCACATGGACGACCCGCAGTCCCCGCAGAAAGGGACCAGGGGAGAAATCATCCAGGTTGACGATCTGGGAACCATACATGTGGCATGGCGGAACGGCTCCACTTTGGGAGTGGTCCCGGGGATCGACATGGTCAGGAAGTTGGACGAGGAAATACCCGTCAAGATTTCCCGATGAGGGCGAAGGACGCATCGCCTTTGCGACACTAGCGTTTCACTTGGATTGAGAGTGCATCCAAGTGGGGGAAAACCTTGATAGTTTTCAGTAGGCTCCTGTGTCCCCGTCAGTTCCGTGTTTGCCAATGCCCTCACTGGCATTGGGAACCTTCGTACTGTGTCCAGCGATGGACAACTGCTGACCCGTACCATCAATGATACGGAGAACAGAAGCCACTATGTCACTAGGGGGACACCAGGAGCGCTTTCACTGTAGCATGGTTCCAGCCTTCAGGGTGAAATATTTTTGTCTATATCACGCTGCCTGGGGTACGCTTCGGTTATGGTGTGGGGGAATATTCCAAGGCCTCCCCCAAGAGCGGAAGCACATGGTGAAGGCCGCCAAGCCTATGGTAAAAGTAGGCCTGAACTAGGTCAGATCTTCGATTGTCCCGTACTTTTATGGACGACATGCATGCGCACCAGCTCGAGGTCCTCCGCCATCAGTATCCGCCAGGGGCCGCCGTCGAGCTGGTCCACATGGACGATCCGCAGGCCCCGCCGAAAGGGACCAGAGGAGAAATCATCCAGGTCGACGATCTGGGAACCATACAGGTTGCGTGGCGAAGCAGCTCCACTTTGGGAGTGGTCCCGGGGATAGACATGGTGCGCACCCTGGGCGAGGAGATACCTACAAAATAGTGTATCTTATTTTAAGATATACACTTGCTATATAACCCTCTTTGAGTGATTACTACAGTACCAAAGAAACACACCGACGGGGGGAACAGGCGATGACCACAGCAGGATTCGGGATCGAGATCGAGATGACCGGGCTCACGAGAAAGGACGCGGCGGACGCGGCGAGGACCGTGATCGGCGGGGAGCTGACCTACGAGGGCACCTGCTACGACACCTGGACGCTGGTGGCGCCCGACGGCAGGCGCTGGAAGCTCACCTACGACGGCTCGATCACCTGCCAGCAGAAGATCGGAGGCAGGACCATCAGCGCCACCAAGATGCACAGCGTCGAGCTGGTCAGCCCGATCCTCACCTACGGAGGCGACATCGAGCTGCTGCAGGAGGTCGTGCGGGCGCTGCGCAAGGCCGGGGCGTTCACCAACAGCTCCTGCGGCATCCACATCCACCTCGACGGAAGTGGCCACACGGCGCGCTCGATCAGGAACTTCATCAACATCATCCATGCCCGCAACGACCTCTTCTACCAGGCTCTGGGCATCGAAGCCCAGCGGGCGCGGTACTGCAAGAGCATGGACGCGCGCCTCGTGGAGGCCATGAACAGAGCCAAACCCAAGACGCTGGCGGCCATCGAGGAGATCTGGTACGCGGGATACAGCGGCACCCGGGAGACCCACTACCATAAGAGCCGCTACCATTTTCTGAACCTGCACTCCTTCTTCCACGGCCACGGCACCGTCGAGCTGAGGGGCTTCAACAGCACACTGCACGCCGGGGAGGTCAGAAGCTACATCGTGCTCGCCCTCGCGCTGAACAGCCAGGCGCTGACGCAGAGCTCGGCGAGCACCAAGAAACCGCAGGCCGAGAACGAGAGGTTCGCGATGCGCACCTACCTCAACCGCATCGGGCTCATCGGCGACGAGTACAAGAGCTGCCGCGAGCACCTCACCAAGCTCCTTTCCGGTTCGGCTGCCTGGCGCAACCGGCCCGCCGCCTGAGGCGGCGACGGCACCAGGGTATAGGGGCGGGAAACCGCCCTTGGGGTGGTATAAGACGATAATGAAGGAGCACAGTGAACATGAAAAAAGTATACCTGGCCTACGGAAGCAACCTCAACCTCGAGCAGATGGGTCACCGGTGCCCAGCGGCGGCCGTCATCGGGACGGCGGTGCTCGAGGACCACCGCCTCGTGTTCAAGGGGGACCGGGAGAATGGCGTGGCGACCATAGAGAGGCAGCTTGGCGCGAGCGTGCCGGTGCTCCTGTGGGAGATCACTGAAAAGTGCGAGCGCATGCTGGACCGCTACGAGGGCTTCCCGCGCCTGTACCGAAAGGAGCGTCTTTCCGTGGTCCTCGACGGCGATGAGGTGGAGGCGATGGCGTACATCATGAACGAAGGCTATCAAAGCGCCCTGCCGGACACCTGGTACTTCAGGACCATCCTGGACGGGTACCGCGACTGCGGATTCGACGAGGGTATCCTCCGCAAGGCCGTGCGTGCCACGGCGAGGACCGCCAATCCAAACTGCGTCTACTCCTTCATCCGCAAGGCCGTGCGTGCCACGGCGAGGGAGTGCGGCGGCTGATACACAGCGTCCGTGTTCTCCATCCACTATCATCAAGCATCTGAGACGACACCCCCTCTCCAAAGGCCCTCCGGGGCCTTTTTCACATCCACACAGGAAGGCCATGCCAAAGCTCAAGAAACACACACCCACTCCGTTTGCGGCGAAGGACTCGGCCTACGACAGCGTCAAGGCCGACCACGCCGTGGACTTCATCCAGTGCCTGTGCCACACCAAGGGCGTCTGGGCCGGCAGGCCCTTCATCCTGCTTCCCTGGCAGGAGCGGATCATCCGCGACCTCTTCGGCGTGGTCAAGCCGGACGGGTACCGGCAGTTCAACACCGCGTATATCGAGATCCCCAAGAAGAACGGCAAGAGCGAGCTCGCCGCCGCCGTGGCGCTGCTGCTGACGTGCGCCGACTTCGAGGAGCGCGCCGAGGTGTACGGCTGCGCCGCCGACCGCCAGCAGGCCTCGATCGTTTTCGAGGTCGCCGCCGACATGGTGCGCATGTGCCCCTCGCTCAACCGGCGTGTGAAGATACTGGCCGCCACCAAGCGCATCGTGTACCTGCCCAACAACAGCTTCTACCAGGTGCTCTCGGCCGAGGCGTACTCCAAGCACGGCTTCAACATCCACGGCGTGGTGTTCGACGAGCTGCACACCCAGCCCAACCGCAAGCTCTTCGACGTGATGACCAAGGGCTCGGGCGACGCGCGCGCCCAGCCGCTGTTCTTTCTGATCACCACGGCCGGAAGCGACACGCACTCCATCTGCCATGAGCAGCACCAGAAGGCGCGCGATATCCTGGAGGGCCGCAAGCACGACAGCACCTTCTACCCGGTGATCTACGGGGCCGACGAGGGCGAGGACTGGACGGATCCGAAGGTCTGGAAAAAGGCCAACCCCTCGCTGGGGGAGACCATCACGATCGAGAAGGTGCGCTCCGCATGTGAGAGCGCGCGCCAGAATCCGGGCGAGGAGAACATCTTCCGCCAGCTGAGGCTCAACCAATGGGTGAAGCAGGCCGTGCGCTGGATGCCGATGGAGAAATGGGACCTGTGCGCGTTCCCGGTCGATGCCGAGGCCCTCGAGGGCCGGGTGTGCTACGGAGGCCTGGACCTGTCGTCCTCGACCGACATCACGGCGTTCGTGCTGGTGTTCCCGCCATTGGACGACCAGGACCGCCACCACGTGCTGCCCTACTTCTGGATCCCCGAGGAGAGCGTCGACCTGCGCGTCAGGCGCGACCACGTCCCCTACGACGTGTGGCGGCGCGAGGGCCATATCCAGACGACCGAGGGCAACGTCGTGCACTACGGCTACATCGAGCGCTTCATCGAGGACCTGGGCAAGCGCTTCAACATCCGCGAGATCGCCTTCGACCGCTGGGGGGCCGTGCAGATGGTGCAGAACCTCGAGGGCATGGGCTTCACCGTGGTCCCCTTCGGACAGGGCTTCAAGGACATGAGCCCGCCGACCAAGGAGCTCATGAAGCTGGTGCTCGGAAAAAGCATCGCGCACGCGGGGCACCCGGTGCTCAGGTGGATGATGGACAACATCTTCATCCGCACCGACCCCGCCGGGAACATCAAGCCTGACAAGGAGAAGTCCACCGAGAAGATCGACGGCGCGGTGGCCGCGATCATGGCGCTGGACCGCGCGATCCGGTGCGGCAACGACACGCGCGAGTCGGTCTATGACGGCCGGGGCATCCTCTTCATCTAGCATCGTAGGAGAAACCATCGATGGGCATCATCGGCAACCTGCTCGCCAGAGGGCGTGTGCAGAACAGGACCAGCGGGTCCACGTACAGCTTCCTGTTCGGCGGCTCGACCTCCGGCAAGGCGGTCAACGAACGCTCCTCGATGCAGATGACGGCGGTGCACGCATGCGTGCGCATCCTGGCCGAGGCGATCGCAGGCCTGCCGCTGCACCTGTACCGGCATGGGGAGGACTCGAGCAAGCACAAGGCGAAGGAGCATCCGCTGTACAACCTGCTGCATTCAGAGCCCAATCCGGAGATGACGAGCTTCGTCTTCCGCGAGACGCTGATGACCCACCTGCTGCTGTGGGGCAACGCGTACGCCCAGATCATCCGCAACGGCAGGGGCGAGGTGGTGGCGCTGTACCCGCTGATGCCCAACCGGATGCAGGTCGACCGCGACAGAAGCGGCCGGCTGTACTACCAGTACACCACCAGCGCCGAGGACGCCCACACGACGCAGGGCAGCTCCGCGGTCCTCGATCCATCCGAGGTGCTGCACATACCGGGGCTTGGCTTCGACGGCCTGGTGGGCTACTCGCCCATCGCGATGGCCAAGAACGCCATCGGCATGGCCATCGCCTGCGAGGAGTACGGGGCCAGGTTCTTCGCCAACGGGGCGGCCCCCGGCGGGGTGCTCGAGCATCCGGGAACGGTGAAGGACCCCGCGAGGCTGCGCGAGACATGGCAGGGGCAGTTCGGAGGCTCGGCCAACTCGGGCAAGGTCGCGGTGCTCGAGGAGGGGATGAAGTACACGCCGATCTCCATCTCCCCCGAGCAGGCGCAGTTCCTGGAGACCCGAAAGTTCCAGATCAACGAGATCGCGCGCATCTTCCGCGTGCCGCCGCACATGGTGGGGGACCTGGAGAAGTCGTCGTTCAGCAACATCGAGCAGCAGTCGCTGGAGTTCGTCAAGTACACGCTCGACCCCTGGGTGATCCGCTGGGAGCAGTCGCTGGCGCGCGCCCTGCTGGGAACCGATGAGAAGAGGACGCACTTCTTTCGGTTCAACGTCGAGGGGCTGCTGCGCGGCGACTACCAGAGCCGCATGGGCGGGTACGCCACCGCGCGGCAGAACGGGTGGATGAGCGCCAACGACATACGGGCCCTCGAGGACATGGACCTCATCACCGAAGAGGACGGAGGGAACCTCTACCTCGTCAATGGAAACATGCTGCCCGTCTGGATGGCTGGCGCGTACGCGGGTCGACTGGACCCAAGTGAACAGAAGGAGAATACGGATGAAGAACAACAGGTTCTGGCAATGGAGAAACCACCAGGACGGAGACGGATCGCACGCGAGGATCCTTGAGCTCAGCGGCACAATCGCCGAGGAGAGCTGGTTCGACGACGACATCACGCCGAAACAGTTCCACGACGAGCTGTTCGCCGGCAGCGGCGAGGTGGTCGTGTGGATCAACAGCCCCGGAGGCGACTGCATAGCGGCCAGCCGTATCCACGCGATGCTGATGGACTATCCGGGGCACGTCACCGTGAAGATCGACGGCATCGCCGCGAGCGCGGCCTCGGTCATCGCGATGGCCGGCACCAGGGTGCTGATGGCGCCCACGGCCCTGATGATGATCCACAACCCCATGACGCTCGCCTATGGCGACCACCAGGACATGCAGAAGGCCATCGGCATGCTGGAGGAGGTCAAGGAGAGCATCATCAACGCCTACGAGATCAAGACGAGCCTCGGAAGGGCGAGGATCGGCCACCTCATGGACAGCGAGACGTGGATGAACGCGAGGAAGGCCATCGAGCTGGGCTTCGCGGACGCGATCCTGGAGGACGCGAAGAAGACCTCGGACGAGGGGGCCTACTCGTTCTCCACCAAAAGCTCGCAGGTGTCGCTGATGAACAAGATCAAAGGCACATGCGCGCGCCAGACGGACCAGGAGCCACCTGAAAAAGGCGCAGCCGGGCACAGCGGGCTCGAGAAACGACTGAATCTCATCAGACCACGATAGGAGAATACACATGGGCAAGATCAACGACATGCGCGCCCAGCGCGCGAGGACCTGGGAGCAGGCGAAGGCATTTCTCGATGCGAAGCGCAATGGAAAAGGCATCCTGAGCGCCGAGGACACGGCGGCGTACGAGAAAATGGAGAGTGAGATCGTGGACCTGGGACACGAGATCGAGCGGCAGGAGCGCGCCGAGGCGTTCGAGCGCGAGCTGAACGCCCAGGTGGGGACGCCCATCACCAGCCGCCCCGAAACCGCGCAGAAGGGCGGGAAGAAGACCGGACGGGCCTCGGACGAGTACCGCAAGGCCTTCTGGAACCAGCTCAGGCGCCGCGAGAACACACCCGACCTGCACAACGCGCTGCAGGTGGGGACCGACACCGAGGGCGGCTACCTGGTGCCCGACGAGTTCGAGCGCACCCTGGTGGAGGCGCTGGCCGAAGAGAACATCTTCCGCTCGATCGCGCACATCATCCACACCTCCAGTGGCGACCGCAAGATCCCGGTCTCCGCGTCCAAGGGCGAGGCCGCATGGATCGACGAGGAGGGGGCCTATCCCGAGAGCGACGACGCCTTCGGCCAGGTGACCATCGGCGCGTACAAGCTGGGCACGATCATCAAGGTCTCCGAGGAGCTGATCAACGACAGCGTGTTCGACATCGAGTCCTACATCGCCCGCGAGTTCGCACGCCGCATCGGGGCGAAGGAGGAGGCGGCCTTCTTCACCGGCGACGGATCGGGCAAGCCCCTGGGCATCCTCGCGGCCACCGGAGGCGCGCAGGTCGGTGTGAACGCGGCATCGGCCACCGCGATGAGCTGCGACGAGGTCATCGACCTGTTCCACTCGCTACGGTCCTCGTACCGCAAGAACGCGGTGTGGCTGACCAACGACTCCACCATCAAGGCGATCCGCAAGCTCAAGGACGGCAACGGCCAGTACATCTGGCAGCCCTCGCTCACCGCGGGCAATCCGGACACCCTGCTCAACCGTCCCGTGAAGACCTCGGCGTACATGCCCGAGATCGCCAGCACGGCCAAGACTCTCGTGTTCGGGGACTTCTCGTACTACTGGATCGCAGACCGCCAGGGCAGGACCTTCAAGCGCCTGGGCGAGCTGTTCGCACCCACCGGCCAGGTGGGGTTCCTCGGATCCCAGCGCGTCGACGGACGCCTGATCCTGGGCGAGGCCGTCAAGGTCCTCCAGCAGAAGGCATAGGAGCAAGCGATGGGACATAACACCAAAAACCATAGGGAGCAGGGCGGAGACAGGACCTATATCGGCGGCGAGGTCATTCTCGCCGCTGGCTCGAAGGTCACCGTCGAGGCGGGGGCCGCCATCGAGGGCCTGCCGATCGCACTCGCCGAGAGGGCCGCAAGCCAGGCGGACAGCACCGCCACCACGGCCGAGGCCCTCGCGGTGGATCTGAACGCGCTGCTGGCGAAGCTCAGGGCGGCCAATCTGATGGACAGCTGATGACCGAAAGGATGACCAGGGCGCCTTCGGAGATCCCGGAGGCGCCGTTTTATCGCAAGGAGGGCCCATGATAGCCACGCTGGACATGCTGAACACCTACAGCGGCAACTTCGAGGAATCGGTGGAGGCGGGGCAGCTGAAGACCGCGTTCCTCGCCGCGGCCGAGGAGATCGCGACAGCCCATCTGGGCTTCGACCCGGCCGCTCAGGCATACACCGATGTGGTGGCTTCGGGCACCGGCATGAGGCGCCTGTACCTTCCCTCGCGCAACATCGCGTCGGTCGAGGCGCTCACGATGGGGGGCTGTGCGGTGGACCCCTCGCTCGTGGCCGCTTGCGACGACCACATCGTCTTCATCGACCACACCGTCAAGTTCCCCTACGGNGAGGACAACATCCGCCTCAGCTACACCGCNGGCTGGGAGCGGGAGACGATGCCGGCCGTCATCACGCTCTCNATCCTNCGCATCGCGACGCTCATGCTCAGCGAGACGGGCGGGAACATCGGGCTGACNGGNAAGAGCTTCGCGGACAACACCCGCACGTTCATCAACTACAGCAACTACCGCAAGTACCTNNNNCCNCTGGACGCGCTTCGGATCATCAGGTTCTGAGCATGTTCGGCAGACGCAGGCACACCACCCAGAGCGTCTCGGTGGAGACCGACATCAGCGGGCCCTTGCGGTATCTGGAGAGCCTGGGTGCGAACCGGGACAAGGCGATGAGGCGCATCCTTTCGGGTATCGGCACGGCCGCCAAGAACCAGGTGCGCAAGGCCTACAAAAGCCACGGCCTTTCAAAGGGCACAGGGGAGCTGTACAAGAGCATCACGCGGCGCGTCATACGCAGCGGCAAGGCCGTCATCGTCGAGGCGAAGGCGCGCTCGAAAGAGGGCAAGGTCTTCTACGGCTACGCCATCGCCAAGGGGGCCAGGATCACCGCGAAGGAAGGCCGGTGCCTGACCTTCCAGATAGACGGCAAGTGGGTGCGCGTCCACTCGGTGCAGCTTCCCGAGCGTGATTTCGTCGCCAAGCCGGTGAAGGACTACCTCGGTTCGACGGCGTTCAAGACGAAGCTGGAAGAGCTTGTGCAGAAGGAACTGGACCGCGTGGAGAAGGAGGTCAGGAAGTGAAGACGGAGATGCAGGTGCTTCAGCAGCTCAAGACGGTGGTCGCCAGCTCCCTGGCGGGCCATCAGGAGACCGAATCCGGCGTGACGGTGGAGACCTTCGACGAGGGCAATGTCGACATCGGCTTTCCCGATGTGGACGGCATGCGGCGCGCCTCGATGTGCTTCATCCAGCCCGACTACGAGAACCTCGAGCCGCTGGGCATGCATAGCGACCTGGCCACCATGCGCGCCACCGTGTTCCTCCTGTGCAAGGGCGCGTCGAACGCCATCCTGGTCAAGCGGGTGTTCGCACTGTACAGCGCCCTGTACCGTCTGGTGCGGGGAGATCCCACATTGGGTGGCTTCGTCGAGGACGCGCGGATCACGGACATGGACTACTACCCCGCCGTCACCGCGTCGGCGACGATGACGGCCATCGAGGCGGGAATCGACCTGCAGTGGTCCAAGGAATTCTGAACGCAACACGGGAGGTGGCGCACATGGCGTTTTTCACAGGAACGGGAAGCCGGCTGCAGATCGGCAAGGAGAGCTCCTTCGGCCAGGCGGCCGCCCCGACGGATCTGGTCGATTTGACCAGCGAGGGCATCAAGGTCTCGGTGGAGAAAGGTGACGAGGGATCGCTGCTGGGCAGCAAGACAGCCTCCAGCCGGGACCTGATGGCGGTGACGGTGGAGGGCTCGGTGAGCTTCATCCTCCGACCCGAGTCCGCGGGGCTGATCCTGCACGCGGCATTGGGGGGACAGGGACTCCTGCGCCCGGGTGGGGACCTCGGAGCTGTACACCCACACCATGGCCCTATGCGGTGTGGACGAGGCCCTTCCCAGCATCACGATCACCATCGACCGAAAGGCCGCGGTCAAGCGCTACGCGGGATGCACCGTCGCGTCGCTGTCGCTGGAGTGCGCGGCCGGGGACTATGTGAAGGGCAGCATAGACATCAAGGGGACCAAGGAGGAGAGCGGGACGATCGAGGCGGCGCTGGCGGCCTTCGCCATCCCCTCCTACCGGTGCACAAACGCGACGTTCACCGTCGACGGGAGCTCCTACGACATCACCAGCGCGACGCTGAAGATCGACAACGCGCTGGAGAGCGCGCCCAAGACGTATGCCTCGGGCCTGTATGCCGGGCGGCCCCAGCATGGAAGGCGCACGGTCTCCATCAGCTTCGAGATCCCCTACAGCGCCGAGGTGGAATCGCTGAAGGGCTCGTACCTGACCAGCGAGGCGAACGCGTCGGCGCACCTGACCTTCTCCTCGCCGCTGGCTGGGCACACCATCGCCGTAACGCTGGCGAACGTGGCCATCGGCGAGGTGGACGCCAATGTCGGCGGCACGGGAATCCTGAACTCGACGGTCGCGGGCGAGGCGCTCTCGGTGGAGGCGCACGAACCGGTCACCATCGTGGTCACCGACAAGATATCGACACCCTACGGAGGATAAGAACGATGTTCATCAAGACAAGGAACTACGACAAATGCATCCAGAAGGTGCGCATCGAGGTGGGAACGCTCGTGGGGCTCGAAAAGGACGACGAGGCGTACCTCCTGCTCAAGGAACTGCCCACGCTGGAGATGCTCCGTCTCAAGGAAGCCTCCGAGAAGGGGGAGAACGAGACCCTCGCCCTGCTTCGCGACCTGCTTCCATCCATCCTGGTGGACCACAACTTCTACGAGGATGCGGACGCGAAAAGGAAGATGGACAGCGGGGAGGTGGCTGCTCTGGTGTTCGAGTCGCTGGATCTGACGGTGAGGGTCGTCAACGAGTACACGCACGCCGGTTTTTTTTCCCGGACGGGCCCCAGCGGCGGCAGATCGCGTCCCTATGCGCCGAGGTCTTCAACGGAAGGCGCAGCGCCGAGCTCTTCAGAGAGTACGGACACTGGCTGCCCTACATAACGGACATCTACCTGCCCCTGTGCGACTCCGAGAGCGGGGACTTCAGGCACCTGCCGTTCCCGGGCGCGCTCATGGACCAGCCGTACATGACGATGCAGGTCCTCAAGCTCATCCAGCTCAACTACCGGCGGCATCTGCATGAGATGGCGAGGAAACTGTCGGCGAGGACCGCTGGGAACCGCTAGGTGGATGCAACAGGCTCACCTGGTGGCTGGATCTGTCGCAACCAGAGGTGGGAAACTGAGACCGGACTTTTGTTGAAACAATATAGATTCATACTCAAGGCACTGCTGTATCGTGCGGAGCAGCGGGAATTGTTCGGACACCGCGATAGTTCCCACCCGTTTCCCACGCAGGCCCAGGGTGATCTCCTGATACAGCTCGGATACGAGCACTATCCTTCCACCTCCAATGGAACCGTGGCTGAATTTGCTGCCAAAGAGAAACAGGGCGATCTGGTCGAAATCCATCGGGACATCGTTGCCAGACAGCAGCTCGGGGATGTGGTCGCGGCCGGCTCTGAATTTCTTTTCATATCTCAGCTCGCGCTTGGCCCAGGAGTCGGCGTCCAAGGACGGTTCGACATGGACAAGATGTTTGGTCTTGGGATTGAACGCCACCACGTCAAGCTCGCAATCATACCCTCCGGCAGGCCGCCTGCCAACCAGCACATTCCGCCTCACGAAGTATCCGTTATATTCGAACCATTCACCAACCAACTGCTCCAAGTGATTCACCTTGTTCCTCCTGTGTGAAGAGAGGCTGATCCAAGTAGATCTTCAGACCTTCATCATACACCCTTTCACCATGGTACATGGATTTGATGAAATTCATACCAAAATTGCACAAGGGTCCGTTCAAACGGGGATCCATGTCCCGATCACCCGTTCTCCACAGACCGGGAATCATCGTCCATCGATTTGGAGAGCGGAGACTCCCGGCATCTGCATGAGATGGCCAAGAAAATGACACAGAGACACAACGCATAGGGCGCCCACGTGGCGCCTTTCTTTTTTTCCGGAGGGAACGACCACATGGCGGCACAGGCGAAAGTCATCATCAAGGGCCAGAACGACATCGGTTCGGCGGTCAAGGCGGCCGCGGCCGATCTCGGGGGCCTCAAGGGCGCCGCCGACAAGCTGGGAGGGGCGCTGAAGACCGCGCTCTCGGTCACCGCCATCATCGCCTCGGTGAAGATGCTGGGAAGCGCGGTCGCCGGGTGCTTCACCGAGTTCTCCAGCGCCGAGCGCTCCTACAAGCAGCTTGCCCTCGCACTGGGCGACAGCGCCTCGTACGACCGGGTCGTCTCCGTCATCGAGGACCTGAGCTCCCAGACGCTCGCGGGCAAGGACGACATCGAGGCGATGGTCGCCGAGCTCGCGGCACTGGGCAAAAGCGCTGACGAGATCGAAAGCATCTCGACGGCGGCCATGCACCTGTCCAACGTGACCGGGGGGGACCTGGAAGGCTCCATGAAGACGCTGCTGGGCACCTACAGCGGGACCACCACGGCCCTGAAAAGATTGGGCATCGACCTGGAGGGCGTCACCAAAGATGAGCTGGCGCAGGGCGCGGCAATCGACGCGGTGACGGCCAAGCTCGGCGGGTACTCGCGCATGATGGCCGACAAGAGCACGGCGCAGCACCTGACGAACATGAAGAACACCTGGGGAGATATCCGCCAGCAGGTGGGCGGCGTCATCGACTACAGCTTCGGACCGTGGCTGGCCAGCCTCGACGCGGCCTTCGGCGGCATCAAGACGAACCTCACGGGCATCATCAACTACGTGGGTGCGGTGGTCAAGAACCTTCCCGCGGCCTTCCGGCTGTCGCTGGCCACCGTATGGGAGATGCTCAAGCGCACCTTCGAGTGGGACTCCATCAAGCTGATCATCACCACCACGGCGCTCAACATCGGCACCGTCACCACCGCCATGCTCAAGGCTGTCTTCGAGAGCATCCCCAGGATGCTGGGCAACGTGGCCGTGGGAGTCATCAGCTGGATCACCTACATCGCGCTGAACATCGAGAGCGCGATACTGGGCGCGATCCAGAACACCATCGACAAGTCGGCCCGGGAGATCCAGGGCACCTGGGTCGGAAAGCTCTTCGGCCTGGGGGACAAGCTGGCGAGCCTCGACGTGGGAGCCGACGACAGCAGGAGCGAGGCCGCGCGATACAAGCAGCAGTCCGACCAGAGCTTCGGGAACCTGGGGCCGCTGCTCGTCCAGGCGGTCACCGACGCCATCGGCATGGCCAAGACGGTCGCGCTGGACACCGCGGGCATGGTGGACACGATCTACGGCGGCCTCGCAACCGATTTCAAGACGGCGCTGGATGACATCGTCGCCCCCGATCTCGAGGCGATCGCCCAGAAGGCCGACGCGGCCAACCAGTCGGGACTGCTGGGACAGATCGCCTCCAGCGGAGAATCGACCGCAGCCTCCTCGGCCGCTGCCGCCGAGAACACACAGGAGATCGGAACGAGGATGGGCGATCAGGTCGGCGCCATACTCTCAGAGGCCCTGGCCACGCTGGGCTCCGGCATGTCCGGCCTCACCGGCAAGGGGGTTATGGGCATGGCGGCCACCGAGATGATGGGTGGTGTGGCCGCGATCGTGGGGACGCTTCAGCCCCTGGTGGACATCATCTTCAACACCCTCTCGCCATTGGGAATCCTTCTGACCATCCTCGAGGGATTCGTCTCGGTGATGCAGCCGGCGCTCACCGCGGTCTTCCAGCCGCTGGTGGACGCCTTCACCTGGATCGGCTCCACTCTGGCCGGATCGCTTTTGCCACTTCTGGATACGCTCCACACCGCCTTCGCGCTGGTGGCCAACATCCTCATGGCGGTCCTCTCCCCCGTGCTGCAGACCCTGGGACCGGTCTTCCAGGTCCTGGGCGGCATCATGACGGCCCTCTCCCCGATCCTCATACTGATGGCAAAGGCCTTCACCATCCTCATGTCCCCCGTGCAGTACGCGGCCGACCTCTTCTCGTACCTTGGCCGGTGGATCCAGCACCTGGGAGAGGTGATCGCCACCGCGGCCTACAACCTGATGCACCCCTTCAAGCCCAGAAGCCACGCACCCGGTCCCGGCTCGTTCTCAAGCGACGCCTTCACCGGACTCGCGGACCGGCTTTCGAACATCGACGCCATAGCCACAGGCGGCTCCGTGGCGACCGAGGCGGTCTCCACATCCACGGCCGTGGGAGGCGCGGCCTACCAGGGCGCGACGCAGGTGACCATCAACATCTACCAGAGCGCCCCCGTGGTGGGTAGCGACGGCATGCGCGCCTTCGCCCAGATGATCAGATTCGAGTTCGAGAAACTGGACTACTACTTTGGAGTTACCACCTAGATGGGCATCCTACACAATCCGAATCTCACGCTCACCTTTCTGGGTGGGGACCTCCCGGACGGGCACCCGTCGGTGCGCACCATCACACAAGAGCACATCGTGCGCCATTCGGTCACCTTCCACCAACAATTGCTCTCAGGACTCAAAAGCGCATCGAACCAGGTGGACCTGCTGCTTGATAGGAGCTGTGAGGCCATCGAGGACATCATCGCCACCGAAGGCGATGTCAAGGCCGTCCTCAGGGATGCAGGCGCGACGCTCTTCACCGGATACCTGTCGACCGGCTACAGCTGGACGGTGACCCACGCGGGAGCCCAGGCGCTCGCGCTCACCGTGGAGGACACCGGCACACGGCTGCTGGGAAAGGCCTTCATGCAAAGCGGCACCCACCTGTTCAACTGCGCAGCCAGCGAGGCGATAGGGGCGATCTGCGCGAGAGCGGGTATCACCGTGTCGCCGGACTGCATCTCCATCACATCAGCGGTCACCCGGAGCGTGGACGGCGCCGTCAGCTGCGGGGAGCTGCTGGACCAATTGGTCTACGAGCTGGGATGCGTGCGTCTCTTCGACGCGCAGGGACACCTGCGCCTGTTCAAGGTGGACTGCGCCACCACCGAGGGCGTGCCGGTGCTGGACAGGCAGTCCCTGTGCGTGGTGGGCGGCCGGGCGATCACGCTGGGAAAGCGGATCCGCCAGTACAAAAGCGCGCGCGTCTCCTTCACCCGGCTGGGCACGGCGAGCGGCTACCTGGTGTACCGCAACACGACCGGGCGCGGCGATGGGCACCCGTACTGCTATCTCAAGCTGGAAGGCGGGCAGCATTTCGACGGCACCGGGCTGTACGCCCCAGCTGAATGGGAGGAGGCGCAGGCGGACACACTCCGGGTGCCGGCGCTCATCGCGGCCTGCAACGCCGCAAGCGAGATCGACATCATGGGGGGTAGCGCTCTCATCGCGGTCTCCAACGCCAGATGCGAATACACCGCCGAAAGCGGCAGCGTCACGTGCGCCGTCGAGGCCGCCGGCGGCCCGTACCTGCGCGTCACCGCCCACAACGGCGGAAGCCTCGCCTACCACATCACCCGCTTCGACGCGTACGCCGACATCCTATTCACGCGCGATGTGAACGTGGTCAGGACAGCCGATGCCGAAGCCGGAGAGGAAAGCTCGGACAACCTGCTCTCTGAGGAATTGCTGTTCGTGCACGAGCGGACCCTCGCCCAGGAGCACGCGAACCTGCTGGGCCAGTACCACCGCCATGCGGGCAGCCAGTACACCTTCCACTCGGCCACCGACCTACCCTGCGGATCGGTCGTGCGCATAATCGACGACGCCTTCAGCGGCCTGGACGTCGCGGTCCTGGTGACCGCCCGGACATTCACCGACGAGAGCACCGTCATCCACTACCAGGGGGTGGGCGTCTCGGCGTTCGACCTCGACAGGGCGGCCCACCTCGAGGTCCTGCTCAGGGGGCAGAACGACACCGTTGGCGCCCAGGGCCTCCCCGGAGAGAAGGGGGAGGACGGATCGTCGTTCACCGTGGCCATCGAGTCCTCCAACGGCTCGGTGTTCCGCCTCCAGGAGGTGTCCACGACGCTGTGCTGCCGCGTGTACGTCAACACCGGCGAGATCACCGACGCCCTGGACGCGTGGCGCTTCCGATGGAGGCGCGCGAGCGCACAGCCCTCCGCCGACGCCCAATGGAGCACCTCCAGCAAGGCCATAGGAAAAAAGACCGTGGACATCGCGCCGTCCGACTGCCCGGGCCGCACGGTGTTCTTCTGCGAGATCGACCTCACCGGATACGAAGCATAAGGAGCATCCACCATGGCAAAGACAAGCGCCAGTTTCACGCTGATGGACTATACCGACGGTATATCCCTCATCACGGGTATCGACAGCAACCTGCCCCTCACCAGCCTGTACGACACATCGAACCAGACCCTCAACCCCTCCTGGGCCGGCACCACATCGCTGCAGCTGACCCCGGTGGTGCGCAAGGCAGGAGGAAGCGACGTGGTGTCCACCATGACCGCCAAGGTGTGGAAGCGNCGCATCGCGGGGGCCACCTCGTGGACGGCGGTCACCTCAGGCTCCAACGGGGAGACNGTCAACGCCACCACCGGCGTGCTCACCGTGGCCCAGGACAAGCTCACCGGCGACGTGTGGCAGGTCGACTACCAGTTCACCGGCACCTACACGGACGCGGTNCTCGGCCTCGCCTTCCCGGTGGAGACCGTCATCACCCTCTCCCGCGTGGCCAACGGCACCTCGTTCGTGGTCGCCCGCGCGTACGCGACCGGAGGCAGCCAGTTCAAGAACAGCGCCCCCGCATCGCTGTCCATCAAGGCCGAGCTCATCCGGGGCACCACCCAGGACACCACCAACCTCTCCTACCAGTGGAAGAAGTCCGTCAACGGGACCGTGTGGGAGAACGTCGTCGGCGCTACCTCCGCCACAGTCGCCGTCACATCCGCCATGGTGGACTCCTTCGCGATGTTCAAGTGCTCGATCCTGGACACCGACGCCACATCGGACACCTACAACACCAGCTATGACACCGAGGCGGTATCCATCCTGGACGTCACCGACCCATACCAGGCCGTCATCGAGTCCACCGCCGGCACGTACTTCAAGAACGGCACCGGCACCACGGTGCTCGTCTGCCGCGTGTATCAGAACGGAGAGGAGATCGACGCCACCGGCACGAGCCTGACCTACACCTGGACCAAGAACGACAAGGACGGCGCACCGGTCGCCTTCACCCCGACCGCGGTGGCCCACGGGTCCATCGTGACCACCAAGAAGAAGGCGATCAGCGTCTCGCACGACGACGTGTCGGTGAAGGCCACCTACTTCTGCGCGGTCAGCTGAGGGAGGGAGTCTATGGCGATCGCAACCGGCCAGATCACGATATCGGACCTCTATGACGGTGTTCCTGGCGAGACTGGACCCCAGGGGCCCTCGGGAAACCCCGGCGCGATCGGCGTGAACACCGACGGCCCGACCATCCTGGTGTCGGGCTTCGACGCCGACGGCGTCTTCGGAGCCCCCACCGGGATCATCCACACGGGGACCTCGCGCTACCGCCTCGAGGCCACCTCCTACACGGTGGCGGCCTCGGGCCAGGGGTACATCCTCGCCTGCGCCTCCGGCGCCGTGCGCTTCGCCACATTGGTCGCCGGGACGGCGGGGGCGACCTCCAATCTTGTGTGGAAGGACTTCAACACAGGGGTGGAGACCACCTCCGACGCGGTAATCGGGTGCTTCACGGTGGAGTCGGGCGTGCTTTCCAAAGCCGAGATATTCCCCGCGCTGAGCCCCGAGCGGTTCATCCGCTCCCATTTCATGGAGATCCTACGCGACTCGGACGCCACCGGAGGCCAGTTGCAGGACCTGGCGGCGGCCCTCGGAGCCGACCGGATCCTGCAGACCGTCGTGGCCATGGAGGCGTTCATCAGAAGCCTGTGGGTCTCGCGCCTGCAGTCCGAGCTGTTCGCCACCGACGCGTACGGGTACCCGAGCACCGGCTTCTGCCTCGACGGGATATCGGGGATCGCGAAGATCGCCTCGCTGATGGCCAAGAACGCCGACATCGCGGGACGGTTCAACTCGGACGGGTTTCGCACGATCGACAAGGTCGCGGGTACCGTCATCCCGGTGGCCACCATCCCCCCGACGATCTATAGGTACTCCGAGATGTGCGACCTGATCGCCAGCACCGACGGGCGCGGCGCCGTGTCGGGAACCATCGAGGGCTTCGCGTTCACCCGCGCCACCCGGCGCCTCGGCCAGCGCGTGCTCCTCCATGCGAACGGCTCGGCCTCCGACACCATCACCGCCGCCGGAGGGGACAAGGATCCGACCATCCTCAGCCGCGTCAGTCCGCTGCGCCTCTTCGGAGACAGCTTCTTCGTGCAGTGGAACCTGGGCTATTCGGCGAGCTTCGCCAACCGCAAGCTCTGGAGGACCAAGCCGGGACAGACGGCCGACCAGGTATTCTCCGATCTGGAATACCAGGTGAACGTCGGCACCGAGGAGGCCCCCGAGTATGTCCATCCCGAGAGGACCGCGGGCGAGCTGTGGTCTTCCGGCTCGGGAAGCGGCGACTACGCCGGCAGCTACGGGATCGACACCGCAAGGCCCGATATCACCGTCTGGGTCTTCTCCGGGGCTCTGTGGGGCAGCGCGACGGCCTCCTCAAGCTACCTGCGCGTATGGACCAACCAGGCCTTCACCGGCCTGGTGCTGACCAACGCCGACGCGGCCTACAGCGTGGTGGCCTTCCAGCCGGACGCGTTCTACCCTTCCGCGTCCAAAGCCTTCAGCGTGGGAGCGGTCAACCAGGACTCGGCGTCGATGAAAAAGTACCGCTCGGGCACCGCCCTGTACGACCTGTTCGCCGCCATACCCGTCGGGACGAACTCGGCAGCCACGGGAACGGTCCTCATCGATGGGGTGTCGTACGCGGTCACGCGGCTGCGCAAGGACGAGGACCGCATCGTGTTCTTCACGGGGACGCAGGAGGTCCATGTGCGCAAGTTCATCAGCGGCACCAGCATCGGAGCGCACACCGATCTGGCCATCACCGCGCAGATCGTGCTGGGGGCCATGGACGGCGGCATCGAGTCGATGTGGGTCGTCCCGTGGGCGCATGCCGTCTACGACATCGGCCAGACGGCGAAGCGCTTCCGCTCGATGTACCTATCCGGGGAGATGGTCTCGGGCTCCATCCAGACGGGGTCGGTGTCGGCCAGCAGCGTGTCGGCGCCCACGGTCAACGCGCTGGGGACCACGAACAAGGTGTACGGGGCGGTGTTCAACTGA